TTCCGATCTATCAGAAACAAAAAGTATCTGAATTAGATATTGATGAAGTCGATTATAAAAAATATTTAGAAACTAAAAAACCTGTTAGTGAAGATAAACTTGTTACACAAATAGAACAATTTTTAAATGATACTTACTTTCCTCCTAAAGAAGAAATAAAACCTATTGAAGAAGTTATAGACGCTAAGTATTTAAATAAAAAAGAAAATGTCTATGAGCCATTAGAGCCAGGTTTAGTAGAAGATGTTAAATCATTTATCGAATCAAAATCAGAACCTCAACCTTATATGAAAATGAACGTAGGTGATCCAATTAAACCTACAGAAAATTATGTAAGTAGAGAAGACATATTAAAAACTCTAACTAAGAGAGCGAAGTCACTAAAAGAACAATTAGATGGCGGTAGTATATCTATTGAAGAGTTAACAAAAGAATTTAGTAGATTTAAACAACTAACAAATTTACAACTTCAATCTATTGGCGGCGGTGGTTCAACTAAAATATCAGAAATGGATGACGTTGATATTTCAGGACAAGCTGATGGCTTCGCTTTAAAATATAATGCGTCTACAAACAAATATGATTTTGGGGAAGTAGCCTCAGATTTATCTGCTGTAGATCAAAATATATTACCAGACGCTAGTGGTACAAGAGATATAGGATCAACAGAAAAAATATGGAACAATGGATATTTTAATAATGTTTATGTTTCAGGTTCTACTTTAGAAGTTTCAAATGACGCTGTTTTAAAAGGCGATATTCAATTAGGGGTAAACTTAGGTGATTCTACTGAGGATACTATTAATGTTCAAGGTAGATTTATTTCTAGTTTAGAACCTTTAACAACAGAAACATATAATTTAGGATCACAAAATAAAAGATGGAAAGAATTATTTTTATCAGGTAACACGATTGATTTAGGCGGTGCTACAATAAGTGGTGATGGCACAGGTTCTATTGCTATATCATCAACAGGTGTTACATTACCTGCTGGTTCTAAAGTAGGTACCCAAAACATTGCTGAATCAGACGCAGATACAGGTATCGCAACTAGAAGTGTACCTTTATTTACTGCTGCTGGTGGTTTAAGTACAGCGGCAAAAACATTTACATTTGCTGCTCAATCAGGTCGTGGTGCTCAAGTGTTTTCAGCATTTAAAAAAGCAGATGGTACAACAGCAGGCAAATTTGAGTTATTTACATTCTAATGAATAAATTATATAAATATTGTAATTAATAGGAGAGTTATGAGTATAAAAACACCAATAAGAACTGTATTTGATGAAAGTAATAATGCTACAGGTTTGGCAGAATTTCAATCAGGTGAATTTATTGGATTGACACATGGTGGTATTGGTGCTTCGTTATCAATAGGTAGTGCTGGGCAAGTTTTAAAAGTTAATTCAGGTGCTAGTGCTTTAGAGTTTGGTAATGTTGAGGCAGTCTTTAATATTGATGGTATGACAGACGGTTCTGGCATAACTATCGTAGACGCAGACGACTTTGCCATTTCAGACGCAGGTGTTGAAAAGAGAGTTAATGCTTCACAAATAGCAACGTATGTACAGAGTGGTATATCAGGTGATATTACTATTTCAGGTGGTACAGCTGCTATTGGTTCAGGTGTAATTGTAAACGCAGACGTAAATGCTAGTGCTGCTATCGCATTTAGTAAGATGGCAAATTTAACTGTTTCACGTGCTTTAGTATCTGATGGTAGTGGAGATGTATCTGTTAGTGCTGTAACGGCAACAGAAATAGGATATTTAGATGGTGTTTCATCTGCTATTCAAACACAATTAGATTCAAAACAAGCAACGTTAACCGGAGGTGCGACAACAATCGCTTCTTCAAATTTAACTGTTTCCAGAGCTTTACAATCTAATGGCTCAGGTAAAGTGGAAGTTAGTGATGTTACAACAACTGAACTTGGTTACTTAGATGGTGTATCATCTGCTATTCAAACACAGTTAGATACAAAAACTACGCCAGCATTTGCTATATCATCTGCCATCGCTCTCGGTTAATAGATAAATAGTATAAAGAGGAATAATAATGGCAAAACCATCAAGCAGAGCGAATCTAAAAGAATATGCTTTAAGAGCATTAGGTAAACCTGTCATAGAAATAAATGTAGATGACGACCAGTTAGAAGATAGACTGGATGAAGCATTACAATACTATGCTCAATTTCACTATGATGGTATTAGAAGAACATATTTAAAATATAAATTAACAGCAGCCGATAAAACTCGGTTATCTACTGTTAATGCTTCTACTGAAACAGCAACAGATACATCAGGTGACACAACAACTTGGTATGAAGATAATAATTATCTTACAGTGCCACAATCAGTAATTTCAGTTATTAATATTTTTCCCTTTTCAAATAAAGGTAATCTAAACATATTTGATGTTAGGTATCAACTTAGATTAAATGATCTCTATGATTTTTCTTCAACGTCAGTAGTAAATTATGATATAGTAATGAGACAATTAGATTTTTTAGATCACATTCTAGTAGGAGAAAAACCTTTAAGATTTAATCAACACGATAACAGATTATATATTGATATGGATTGGTCAAACGATTTACAAACAGATGAATATATTGTTATAGAGTGTTATAGAAAATTAGATCCATCTGTTTACACAGACGTTTTTGATGACATATATTTAAAAAGATATGTTACTGCTTTATTTAAAAAACAATGGGGAGCTAATTTGTCAAAATTTAATGGAGTAACTATGATAGGGGGTGTAAGTTTAAATGGTCAACAAATTTACAGTGAAGCGTTAACTGATATAGAAAAATTAGAAACAGAAATAAGATCAACATACGAGTTAAACCCTGCTATAATGATAGGATAATGCCATGCCAGTTAACCATTACTTTCAAGGCGGAAACGGCATAGGTTCAAACGCTGAAAAAAAACTTTATGAAAACCTTATCATAGAGGGTCTTAAAATATACGGACATGACGTATATTATTTACCAAGAACATTAGTTAATAAAGATTTAATTTTAGGCGAAGATGTTGCGTCTAAATTTAACTCTGCTTATTTAGCAGAAATGTATATGGAAGCTCAGGCAGGTTTTGCTGGTGAACAAGAAATAATTAATAAATTTGGTTTAGAAATTAGAGAAGACACAACTTTTTGTGTGTCAAAAAGAAGATGGAATGATTTAGTTGACGATCCTGCCACACTAATTAAATCAGGTAGACCTAATGAAGGCGATATAATTTATATGCCTTTAATGAATAGTTATTTTGAGATACAATTTGTTGAAGATCAGGAGCCATTCTTTCAATTAGGTAATCTGCCTATTTACAAACTAAGAGTAACACGTTGGGAATACAGTTCAGAAAGAATAGATACAGGTGTTTCTGGCATTGACGCTGCTGAAGATAAGTATTCTTTAGATCAACTTGCTCATCAAATGAGTTTAGAAAATGAAGATGGCGCAATACTATTAGAAAATGATAGTGCTTCAGCCAATAATAATTACCTAATATTAGAAACATATAACTTACAAACTCAATCAACTTATGCTAGTAATAACGATTTAGACACTCAAGCTGGTTTTGACACATTATCAACGGCAGATGATATATTAGATTTTACTGAACGTAATCCGTTCGGAGAGGTAGATTTTTAGATGTTTGGACAATATTTTTATAACGAAAGTATGAGAAGAATGACTGTAGGATTTGGTCAAATCTTTAACAATATACAAATTAAAAGAAAAGATAGTAACGGTAGTGTTGTTCAATCGATTAGAGTTCCATTAGCTTATGGTCCTAAAGAAAAGTTTTTAGTTAGACTAGATCAACAAGCTAGTTTAGATAATAGAGAGTTTTCTATAACTTTACCTCGTATGGGGTTTGACATTGCTGGTATTAGTTATGACGCAAGTAGAAAGTTAACTAGAACACAAAAATTTAAAAAAGTAAAATCAGATACAGATGGTAAGATATTAGATTATAATTACTCACCTGTTCCGTATAATATATCTTACAACTTATATTCTTTTACAGCAAGTGCTGAGGCAGGTTTACAAGTAATAGAACAAATATTACCTTATTTTCAACCTGACTTTACTGTAACTGTAAATGTAATACCTGAATTGGATATTAAGAGAGACGTACCAGTAATTTTAAATACTGTTAATTATGAAGACACTTATAACGGCGATTTCACACAAAGAAGATCGGTTATCTATACATTAAATTTTACAGCTAAAATGTACTTATACGGACCAACTAATACTCAAAAAGTTATTAAAACAGTTCAAACTGATTTATATTCAAATACAGATACAACAGATAAAGCAAGAGAAGAAAGAATTACAGTAACACCTAATCCTACAAGTTCTAACGCAGATGATGATTTTGGATTTACAACTTCAATTGATTTTTTTGAAGATGGCAAAAAATATAACGTGACAACAGATAGCGATGAATAATATGACAAAACTAGAAGATACAATGAATGAGATATTAGGTATAGATAATAAACAACCAACTGTTCAAAAAGAATTTAAACCTGCTGTACCTAGAATAGAAAAAAAAGAAAGTCCAGATATAGATAATGATTACAAATATAGTAGAGAAAACTATTATAATTTAATTGAAAGAGGACAAGAAGCAATTGAAGGTATATTAGATATTGCGAGAGAGGGTCAACACCCTAGAGCATATGAAGTTGCTGGTCAATTGATAGGACAAGTAGGTCAAACAGTAGATAAATTACAAGACTTACAAAAGAAATTAAAAGATTTAAAAGATTTGCCTAAAACAGCAAACGCACAAATTAAAAATGCTTTGTTTGTAGGTTCTACTGCTGAATTACAGAAAATGTTAAAAAATGAAAATATTAAAA